GCTTGCCGACGAATGTCGCCGACGTTCCGACGCCTGCGAACAGGGTTGCGTCGACGCTGCCCGATGCATAGTCCTGCATGAATTCGACCGATGCGGACCAATCCTTGAGCCCTGCGATGCGGGACTGAAAGGTGTCACCCATCGTCGTATCACTCAGCAGTTCCGCGCTGTAGTCGATCGTGATGCTATTGACGCGGTTGGACAAGTCGACCGAATTCCAGACCAGGGAACAGTCGGTTAGCACTATGGTTGCCATTTCTCTATTTCCTCAAATGATGCCGAACGCGACAACGCATGTTGCCGTTGGCGTTCCGGTCACAACGGTTCCGCTTATTCGCCAGTAGCGCCGATCCCCGATAGGGGCGGATGCTGTGCGCGATGCAATGCCTGTGGTGTTGCTGACGGAATTCACGTTGAATTCCTCAATTGGCGACGTGAACGCCAAGTCGTCGGAGCTTTCCAACGTGAAAAAAATCGCCCCGGTGCCACTAAAAGATGTGCAATGCACCGACACGTACGCCGTTTGGCTCGACGGAACCGATCCGTAATCGTACGCAGTGCCATCAAACGTTGCCGAAACGCTGCCGTTGAAAAGCAGCGCGCCGCGAACGAAATTATCGCCGAACCCTGCAACATTGACCTTGCCGGGATCGCCATGCGCTCCAGCGATCGGCGTGTAGCTGGCTGCCTGAGCGTGCAGGATGTACGCGAGATCGCCAGCACTTGCACCATTTGGCGCGACGGTAATCGGGATGAATTTTGTAACCTGCACGACGCCTGCGCCGTTCAGCACATCCTCGCCAATGCTCGCATTTATCGCGCTTTCGATAATCGAATCATTGACCGTTTCAAATGAAAATCCGCATGTTTTTACGCCCGCCACGCGCTTGCGCGCAGTGTCTGCGATGCGGGTATCATCCTGCAGCTCTGCACCGTAGTCGAGCACCATTGAGCGCGCATATGCACCGAGGTCGTATGCGCCGAACCACACCGACTGCCCTGCGATTACCTGCGTTGCCATGTCAACCCTCGTACCAGACAGTTATCGACACGTCAGAACTGTGGCGCTCTGCCTGCGTGTCGTAGTCGGTATCGACCGACTCAATCAGTATCTGCTGGACCACGTGTAGCGTAGGAGTCCCCGAATACCGATTTAGCGCGGCCACTACTTGAGACGTCAGCGCCTGCATTGCAGTGTACGCCGCAGCATAGCAGGACAACTCAAATTCTGCCGCGCGCAATCCTGTTGATCCCTGCATCGCCTCAATCGGCGAGTCTGTGAGCCTGCTGTATTCAATGTACGGCAGCGTCGCATTGGTCGGAGCAATAGACGGGTATACCCGCGTGCCTACTAATGCAGCAGTACCAGCGTGCCCGGTCAGGCGCGCGAATATGTCAGCTTCAATTGCCAACGAGTTTGCGCACCTTATTGCGCTGGCGCTTAAGGTTGCGCTGCATGGTTTTGACAACTTGCTCGCCGATGTTGTCGCCAATCGTCGAAAGCATTTCGCTGCGCTTCTCGGCGAACGTCCGCGCCCACTGCCCATTGCCGGCTGAAACAAACGGCCGGCCCTCGCGCTTTCCATACTCGACAATGTGCCCGTATGCACGAGCGAGCCCGACATACCCGATTATCACCTTGTCGGTGCGCTTCGAATGTTTGAAGCCGATGCGGTTGCGCAAATGCACATCCTCCTCCTGGCCCCGGAAATGCACCAGCGCCCCGCGCTTCGTAAATTTAGTCGACCTGTACGTGCGCACCTTTGCATTGACCGCGCGTGGGATTCGCGACTTGACCGCATTTCGGAACAGACGCGCACCGGACATGTTGGCAGCTTGCTTCGTACGGCGCTGCTCCGCCACTGTGAGCCCGTCCATTGCGCGCAACACGCTGTCGATGCCTGTCATCTGCGCGGTGATCACGGGTCCACCCGCTCGCAGTCGATGATCGTTGCGCGCGAGCCTCGCACGTCAATATCGCGGATAATCGAGTTTATGCCCAGCGCCTCTTGGCCGTATCGCACCCGGTCCTTTGTCGTCACCGCATCGTGTGCGCGGTGATACCGCATTGTGATGCGGTAGTCCGCAGCCTCGCGCTTTGCGCTGTTAGTCAGAGACTCAGCGCCGCCCAACGGCTCGACCTTGGCGCGCGTTTCTAGCAGCGTGCCCCACGTTCCGTCCGGTGCGCCGTAGTCGTCCTGCCCGGTGGCCTGCCGCAAGATGGCGACCTTGCGCCGAAGATCTCCAGCCCTCACGACAGCACCTCGCCGCGCGTGTACGGCGCAAGTAGGTATCCAACGGACATTGGGACGATACTGACCGATCCTACAGCCACCGACTCTCGATTCTCGTACCAAGTGCCGACAAGGATTTTGATCGCCTGGCGGATGCCCTCTGGCACGTCGTCCGGGTCCGGTCCATAGCCGGCTTGATAGGTCACCGTAACCGCATTGGCAACACCAGCCCGAGTGGTCGGCCACGTGTACCCGTACGCGGGCTTGATTCGCGGCGTGTGTGAGTAGATGTCTGTCTGGTATGCGGCCGTTGGGAGCACCGTAAGCGTGCCTTGATCGTCCACGTACTGCACGGACGTGACCGACAGCACCGGCGAACGCGGCAGGTAAATCGGATCACCGCCGAATATCAGCGCCTCCTCTAGCACCGCCCCGGGGAAATGATCGAGATTCAGGATATGCGTCTGCGCGATGAAGGCGGCGCGGGTGCGTAACTCGCACTGCTCACGTGCCGCGACGATTAGCGCGCGGATGTACGCATCATCGTCCTGGAAATCCACACGAAGATGCGCCGTCGCCTCAGCCAGTGATACTGGCTCGACAGACGGCGCAGCAGAGACTCGCCACGCGTAGCCCATACCCTACGCCCTTTGCCTGTTAGGCGACGATCTCATCGACGGTAGCTGCATCGGTCGCCGGCTCGTATCGTGCCAGTGCACCGAGCACGATCGCACCAGCGTCGCTGGTAGCAGTCGCGACTGTCATCGCAAGCCGAACATGCGTAAAACCAGCCGACAGCTCATCCGCTCGCAGATTGATCACCGCTTGCTTGTCGCTGTCGGTGCCCGCCTGCGTGAGCTGGGTGATCGCCTTGCCGGTGATGTCGGCCGCGCCGGTGCCGCTACTGTCGGTGGCCTCCTGCAGTTTGGCATCCAGCGTTGCGCTGGTGCCCAATGTGCCAGCCATTACCACAGCGATGATACTGTGATAGGTGACCATCGAAATCCAGCCAGTGGTGACGGTACTCGCTGTAATGGCGTCGGGGTCGATTACCCCGGCGACCTGCACCTGATCGCTCAGTGCTACGTTGTAGTTCATGTTGTGTACTCCTTACGCGCGGGCTGCGAGTACGACGAAATGCGAGCGCGTCGCGGTGGAATTGTCAGGCGTCACGGCTGCCGACAGGTACGGTTGACCGCCGATGCGGAACGTCCAGCGGAACGCCTGCACGTCGTAGTCGAAGTACAGATGCATACTGGCCGCAAAGTCGACGCCGCCCGATCGCGTCGCAGCGTAGTAGCCGCGCGGGTCGACCAGTTGGATATCGCCGAGATCGCCAACGGTCTGGCAATACTCAGAAAACACCACAGGCCGGCCAAACAGGAATCCACCAGGCGCACCGACAAATCCGGTGTTGGGCGGCGTCCAGATCGGCTGGTCACCCAGCGTCATCGTCATCAGCTGCGGCAGCGCATCTTGATTGATCATCCAGATGGGCGAGCCGCCGGCAGTCATCAACAGGCGAGACAGCATTTTGGCTACGTTTGCTGCGACGATCGTATCTGCGGTCTGGCTCGTCTCCTTCGCCACGGTCACCAGCGATCCGCCGTTGACCCAGCCAATCGGCTTGCCAACGCCGTCACCCTGTACAATCGCGTCCTCGATTTTGTACCGGATCGCATTCGCAGCCCCAACCGTCAGGCGCGATGCCAGCCGGGGAGCGTCTGCAATGATTTCCTCGGTACCAAGGACAAATGCGTGCACCTTGTGCAGCGTCACATTGCTAGCTGCAGTCGCCAACCGCGATGCCGTGAATTGCACGCCCTCGCCAGCCCAGTTTGCTTGGATGCCGGTTGCGCCCCACGGGGTCGACTCGTCACGCAGCAACTGCACCTGATTCGAGTCGGTCGGCTCCGGGCCGACTCGAGCCAACAGGCCTTCGTCCGCAAAAACGTGCGCCCAGATATCGGCGCGCATTGCCGGCGGCACCATGTATCCGTCAGCAGATCCCGTCTCGCGGTGGAAATTCGTCGGCGCGCCCAGCACTCTCAAGCGATCGTCGAACACCGGATCGGCCCGGTTGCCAGCGCCGCGAACGGCGAGCGCAAATTCGGCCACGTTCCGGAATCCGCGCGTGGCGTCCTGCTCTACATTCTCGGTCGACCGTGCGCCAGACAGTGCGGGGACAGTGCGGGGACGTGGTGCGTCCATCGCGGATGCCTGCGCTTGCAGCGCCTCACCGCGCGCAATGCTTGCCGATACGGCGTCGAATTCAGCCGACAGCGAATCGAATTGTGCGGCCTGCTCATCGGTCAGAGCGCCGCCGTCATCTGCTGACAGGATCGACTCCTGTTCGTTGTGGATTGCGCCGAGTCGGGCGCGGAGCTTTTCGAGGTCCATGCTTATATCCTCAGTTTTTGTTTGACCGCATGGGCATCGCGACTCGGCGCGTGGCCAGACCCATCTGCCGTCGCGCAGTGGCCACACTCCGGCGCGACCGGAGTGCATCAATAGTATCGGCCATCGTCCCAACCGAGTCAATTAGACCCATGCCATTTGCTTGCTTAGGTGTAAATAGCCGTCCGTCGGCGGCCTCAAGAACCGATGCCCTGTCCATTCTGCGGCCGGTGACGATCGATGAAACAAACTGGTCCATGTAAAAGTCCGTGATCCGCTGGAATTCCGCAAGCTGCTCGTCCGTGACCGGCAGGCCGGGCTCGCCGGCAGACTTGTATTCGCCGGTGTCGATCGCGTGGACCTTGATGCCTGCGGAAATGAACATCTCGCTTGTGTCCCACACCACCATCCGCGTTCCGATCGATCCGATTAGATCGCCCGGTCCTGCAGTGATGCTTTGCGCTCGTGCCGCGACGTAGTACCCGGCAGACGCCAGCATGCCCTGCACCTGCACGTGTACCGGCTTTGACGCCGATGCCACCGCCTGCGCCAGTTCCTCGACGCCCGACACCTCACCCCCGGGCGTATCCATCGCGAGGACGATCCGCTGCACCTTTTGGTCGGCATTGGCCGATGCCAGGGCAGAGCCGACCTGCTCGTGCCCGACGAATCCGAATAATTGCTCCCACATCCCGACGCGACGCAGCATCGGGCCGATCACGGGAATTACCGCCGTCCCAGACACATTCTGCACGGCAAGCCCGAGCTTGCGCCCGTCCTCGACCACTCCGGCCGTCACACTGCCTGCCACCATTGCCTGCAGCATCGCCGCATACCGCGCCTGCGCGTCGGGCAGGGCGCCCTCCGCAATCGCCCATACGTTACCGATCATCGTGCACACCTCGTCGCTACTGCGAGTGCCAGTCGCTCTGCTGCTGCCGCTGGGTCCGACGCTGCGCCGGCCACCGAATCAACCCTTGCGCGCTCGCACTCCGCATGCGCATGCGCCGCTGCAATCTCGTCCGGGTCGCCATCGACCCCGGCGCTTGCCAGCATCACCCGCACCGCAGGCACCAGCGCCTCCGCAAGCGCGGACTCATGTACCGGGTAGAATGTCTCGCACCACGTCGGCACGCTCTCGCCCTTGCTGCGTATGCGATCCAGTGCGCTTGCCTCGCGGCGCGCCATGCGCGCATGCGCATCGACAGCGACGCTCATTGCCGCCTGCTGCACGCTGCCATTGGCCTGCCCGATGCTCTGCATGTTGAGCGGAACCAGCCTCAAGTCCCCGCCTTGGATCTCGTTCAGATCCTCAAGCCGCCGAATCTCGTTGATGTCCATCGCGCCGAGGTCGCGCATGCGCGTATAAAACGACGCGCGCGCATCGGCATTTCCACGCAGCAAAGCATTCATCGCGATTTTCGTCGAGATCCCAACGTCCGCAAGAACGAGTTTTTGAAACGCTTCCTGCTCGAGCCTCGTGATCCACGGTTGAATTGCGTCCGTCACAAACTCGATGTTCTGTTCCTCGATGTTGCTGAACGTCGAGCGCGACAGGTCGCCGATCTTGTGCGGCGGCAGCCGGAACCAGCGGGCGACATCCGTCACGCTGAACTGCCGAGTCTCCAGGAATTGCGCATCTTTCTGCGCGATCCCAACGGGCTGGACCTTGATCCCGTACTCCAAAAACGCCGTTCGGCCCGCATTCGCCGAGCCTTTGAATCGCCGCTCGAAGGATTCCAGCATATTGGTTGCTGCCTCGCGCGACAGCTCCGGCGACGTACCCGCAGCCGGATTGCCTTCCTGCGTAAGAACCATTCCCGGCACTGCGCCGTTTCCGAAAAACGCACCGGCGAACTGCTCCGCAGCGATTCCCAAGCCCCACGACTCGCGAGCCATCGAAAGCACCGACCGACCGACAATGCCATCCGATGTGGGCCCGCGAAGATGAAACATATCCGCCGCAGGTACGATCGCCTTGATGCCGCCATCGGGCGACGAAACCTCATATACGAGATCGACATCGTATTGCGGCCGCACCCGGTCCGGGTGAATCGGAATTAGTTCTACGGGCCGGCCCTGCATGTTGCGGACGATCTCGGCGTACCCGTTGCCGTGCATCAGCGCGCATCCAACGAGAAACTCGCGCCAGGTGAACGCAGTCTGAAAATTGTTTGGCGTGACGTGCAACAGCCGATCAAGGTCCGAACCTGCCAGCAGGTTGCGGCCAACCGGAGTCTCTCGATACACCCGCCACGGGAGCATTGCAACAGTCTCACTAATCACTTTCTGCGCGGCCCATACCGCCGAGAATGTCAGCGCCTTTTCTTCCGAAACCACAATGCCCGCCGCAGAATTGCGCGGCGTGAACATCATGGACATTGATCCCAGCATTGGCGCTGATTTCGCAGCAGCAAATATGCGATCAAGAATCATGCATGCCTCGCAGTCCGAGCAACATTAGCTCGACTCCGGTAACTAGGATACACCACTGCCAGCCAGCCACGAACCAGATCCCCGAAGCATGTGCTACAAACCCAATCCAGAATAGCGCCTCCGCAACCCTCATACCGTGCCGTCCTCGTAAATACTTACCCGCCTCGGCAGCGGTTGATCGCCTTTCGGCCCAGCAAGCGCCATCGCGAGCGCAACCATTCCATCAATGCGCCCGTAGCTTTTCGACTTATCGAGTTTGCGGTTTCCCACCGGGTCCATGACCGTCACTGCGTTTGATGCGCACCACGTCAGCACCGGGTTCATGCCGTGCCGCACGCGGTTCTGCATTAACTCCGATTCGAGATTGTCCACGGCAGGCGCCATGTCGCGGAAACCCTGCCCGTGCGGTTCGAGGTTGATGCGGCTGCCGAGTTTCGCCAGCTCCGCCTTGAGCACGTCGATACGCCAGCGGTCAAACCGCACCACCGTGATATTGTGCTCGACCTCGTACTGGTGCAGCACCTCGGCAACCCACGCATAGTCCACCGTAGATCCAGGGGTTGCGATCAAATAGCCCTGATCCCGCCATAGATCGTACGGCACCCGGTCGCGCGCGCTGCGGTCGTGGATGCCTTCCTCCGGCACGAAGAATTTCGGGTCGATGTGCCAGATGCCTGCGCGATCGCGTGCCGCAAACACCAACGCTGTCAGGTCATTTCGCGACGACAGATCGAGCCCGCCGACCACTGCGAACTCCTCGAATGCGTCCATCTCCGGCTCGCCGCCGTTTGCCTTCCATACCGCCGGCGGAATATAGGGCGAGTGCGTGTTGATTCGCTGGTTGAGAATCAAATTGCGGAACGACGCCTCGCGCGATGGCATGCGCCGCGCATCTTCTGCCTGCCGCGCGACTTCTTCTGCGTTCAAGAAATCACCAATCGCGGGGTTTGACATCGCCCACGTCTCGGGCGCGAACGGGTCCGCATCCGCCGGCGCAGTGTGCAGCGTCAGCTTGACCGTAGGATCTTCTCCGGCAATCGCGTCGTCAATCAGCACCGACAGCAGATCCGCATCCGTCGGCGCCTGCGTCGAGATGATCACCGAGAGCGGCTCGGCCTGTGCGCCCGCCGCAGTCTCGAGTGCGTCGTACAGCTCTGATCGCGGCCCCTTAACCTGCCCGAGTTCGTCGTGGATGACCAGCGCCGGAGACAGCCCGTAATTTGTGGATGCGTCGGCCGACAGCGCGCGATAGATCGTGCCTAGCTCATCGCACGCGATCTCTTTTCGCGTGTCGCGCATAGTCACATACGACAGCAATTCGGGCGACTGCCTGACGCACTTGCACGCCAGCGCAAACAGCAGCGCAGCTTGATCGCGCGATTGAGCTGCGGAGCACAATTGCCCGTTGCGGCGCGCCTCAGGGCCGACGAGATGAAGCAGCAGCAGGAACGCGGTAAACGACGTCTTGCCGTTCTTGCGCCCCATAGACAGGATCGCTCGGCGCGTCGGAGTATCGTAGATTGCCCGAATCATGGCTCGCTGCCACGGACGCAGGACAACCGGCGCCCCGACGTGCGCACCTTCTGGCACGCGGCAGTACTGCTCGATCCATGCGATGTTGCGCTCGCCGCGCGTCAGCGCCGCCGCATTTTTGCGCGAGCGCGCCATCAGGTCGCCCACGGCTTCGACGTGGCACGCTCGCGCGCCGTGACCGTCTCGCCTGTGCCTGCAGCCCGGCGCTGCGCCCGCGTCGTCAATCGCAGGCTGCCGCCCGTCGTGTTCATGCCGTCCGTCTGCATCTTGCGCAGGCGCAGCAGCTCCGCATACAGTTTCAGTCCGTCTGGCTCCGACAGCATATCGCCACTCAGTCGAGCAATCTGCTGGTCAATCAGTTGCGCCTGCACCGCGTGCCTGCAGTAGCTCACCAGCACCTGCGTGGACTCGTGCGGGATCCAGCCGGCCGGCACGTTCTGCGTGACCTCGTCCCAGATCGCAAGCTCCGCCGCGCTCATTCCCGGCGGCGGGACAAGCGCGTATCGAGATGCCAACATCGCCTGTGCGGCTCTGCTCTCTACTGTCTTGAGTCCTCGCTGCGACATCTGGTTATCCTGCTCGGCAAAAATCGGGCCAATTCGTCCAATTTGAAAAAGATCGACT